TTTGGCTACCACGCGCCATAGCGATTTGACCCACCCCCCCGCTCAGCGTAAGATTTCCGCTTCCAAGAAGATCACTTCCATGTCCACGCTGATGGCACCTGTGCCGCTGCTGACCTTTGCCAGCATCCCGATGTCTGTCAGTTCAGGGAAGGTCAAAGGCATCTCGAAGTTGATTTCGATGGAGTCAACAAGGCCGATGAACTCCTGAATTTTGCTGATCGGCTTGTATGGTGCGGATGCGTCCAAGATGCCTTCACGCTTCAGGATGATCACATCCGTTGTCTTTGTGCCGCCCGATTCAGGGTTGATATGGATAGACGTGACAAGGCCAACATGGTTGCGAGGGACTGTGATCGATCCGATGCCAGTGGTGCCAGATGGGAAGCCGTTGAGTTGGATTTGCGCCCAATCCTCTGTCCCTGCCGCGTTTTCGATTGTGATGTTGCCGATGTGTGATCCAGCGGCTTGCGTGCCATATGTTCCGCTTGTGTGAACCTCGGCGAGATAGAGGCGAATGAACGATTGCGCTGTGGCTGCTGATGCTGACGCGCCTGCTGTCGTCACGATCTCTGTGATCTCATCACCGCTGGCGTTTAAGCCATACAGCTTCACAGATCGTGCCCCTGCACCATTTGCACTATCGCCTGCGTTGCCGCCTGCTTTGACACGGAGTTGTGTTGCAGCGCCGACTTGTGGTGTCCTGTAGATGCCAAGATCAGCGACCGGGACATAGCTGGTGCTGGTCGCCACGTTTCTAGCAAATTGGTGATGCACATGCGCTTGGAACATGTTGCCCATCGAAAGGTGATGCGACCACGGGAGGCTATTCTTTTGTCTGATTTCCACGTTGCTTTACTCCGGGATGGGTCGGGTCAATGGGCCAACCATCTGGCCCTATCGTAACATCAAAGCCGCGATTTTCAATTGATTGGATGATGCCGCTGTGGTGCATCCAACAGACGCTTTGCAGGTTGTTGATGTCAAAGAACAGATCGGGGTTTCCCTTGTGGGGCTTAAGGTGGTGAACGACTGCTGAGTTTGGCTTCTTGACGCCGCGTGTCAGGATCACGCCGCAGCCTTTGTGCTGGCAGCGGAATGCGTCTCTGAACAGCGCCTGATCACGCAGGATGCGCCATTGCTTTGTGCCGTAGAGTTTGCGGTATTCATTCGCTTCAGGTGTGCGCCAGCGATCCATGATGCGTCCTGTCAAAAGAAAGCCCAGCACAAAGCTGGGCCGAGTTGAGGCAGGTATAGTCCAACAGGGAGGTGTTGTGCGCGCATCTTACTTCTTCACCGCCAAATAAGCAAACAGTCCGTCTCCATGCTTTTTGCAGAACAGCAGGCACATGCCAGCCTCGCAGGCTGCGGCGGCATCAAGTCGATGCGGTCCTCCGCAGTGCTGACCTATGTGATAGATGATCCTGTCGCCGCGTTCTGCGTCATGCAGGGCCAGCGGGAACATGCCACGGTGCTGTGCGCTGATGTCGATTGGGTCGTTCATCCTGTGCAATCTCCACCGTTCTGCTGACACAGCACGCCTTCAGTGCTGAATATCCAATCGCCCTGCCGTTCTACGAAGTCACGCAGGCTCTTGCGTGTGTACTCCTTGCGGAAGCGCGCGGCTGCTGATGTCGTGGCCTCTGTGGTCTGGGCTTCCATGCGCTCCCACCATGCGTGCCGATCTGGGAAGTCTCTTGCAAGCATAGCAAGCGTTGCCTCTGACTTCAGGAAGCACCCGTCACAGTTGCCCAGCGCGGTGTTGCCCTTGATGTTCTGCAAGCGCAGATCGAATGACTGCGCGGCCCAGAAGGCCATGACGTGATGCTTGGACACACCAGCGTCGGCCAATGGATACCAACGCTGCCAACGCTCCTTTTGCGGCTCACGGTTGACGCGGCCCGGTTCGTCTGCGCGGATGCCAAGAGCAGATATCCAATATTCCCACCCGATAGACCGCAGGTAATCGCGAGACGGCTTCACCTTCAAATCACCCGTGCAAAACCTTGCCTGCTGGTTCGGCAGGTATTTGCGCTTTCGGATCAGCTCCTCGAAGGGTTCGCCGTCTCTGGATGCGCTGTTGTGCGAGACGACATTGAAGCCGGGCTTTTGGCTGATGCGTTCAACCCAGACAATCGGGATGCTCCAGCGGTCGCTGACTTCTTGCACGAAGTCGAGGGTCTGCGGCATCTCTCGCCCAGTGTTGGCAAAGACCACCTTGCAGCGATCAGGGATGCCGCCGTTGGCCTCGGCGATCTGGTGCAGCATGTAGGCCGAAGTGCGCCCGCCGCTAAAGCTGATCTGCACGTTTCCGTCTGGCAGGATGTAGGCGTTCACTCAATCACCCCGTCGCTGAGAAAGTCAAAGTCATCTTCCAGATCGGCCTGCGGTCGGCGCACTGCTTTCACCTCCGCTCCGGGGAAGGATAGCTTGATCGCGTTGACAAGGCCATTGCGGTGTTCATGCAGCGCCACTGCAACCTCGCGCATCGTATGGATGGCGATGCCGGGACGCTTGGCGTAGGCTGCGGGCCATTCGCGTCCGTCTTCGATGATGCCGTAGAGGGTGCCTTCGTATTCATGCTCCCAGATCATGGGGTCGGATAAAGGCCGACCGAGGCTGACGGCTTCGGCGTCCATTGCTGCCAGCCCACGCAGACAGACCTCAACCCAGAACTTCACCTTGTCCGGGTCTTCTGCGTCGATGGCTGAGTTGAGGCCAGCGACAGCCTTACCCCATTTCGCGGCGCTTTCGACCGAGACCAATTCAGGCAGTCGATCCACTCCCCAGCGTTTTTCGGCATCGCGCACAGCCTTGTCGAATGGTGCCAGCGACAGGTCCGCCTTGATGGCATTGGCCGTCGCTCCTTTGTGCAGGATGCGATCATCTTTCTTCTGCCGGGTTGGTCTGCTTGCCATCGTTTTCGTCCTCTTTGTCGGTTTGCGGGTTCGCCCTGATCTTGGGTCAAACCCAGTGCGGTGCGCCGCTGCTGCGCCGCTAGGCAGGCAGCAGTGGCGCGCCTTGCGCCGCTGGGTTTACCCTATAGGGCGAAATCACCAGTGGCGCAGCCATTTTGCGCCACTGGCGCGCCACTGAAACAGCATTTTTAAATCCAGTGGCGCACGTCAATTTTGCTCTCCAACACGGCCCACAGGGCGAACACCTTTGCGGTCTTTGCGTTGGCTTTCGGAGCGATACTCGAACTCCTCAATCAGCCCGCGCTCATGCCACGTCTTGATGATGCGCTTGGCCTGTCCCTCGTTCTTCATGTGTGTCGGATCATCGAAGGCGAAGGTTGTAATGACGCGCCCGACAAAGCGGTCACGGTCTTGCGGTCGGATTGAATAGTATTCTTCTGACCCGTCGCTGGTCGCTGGCCCGAGTTCTATCAGGCGCAGCATTTCGTTGACCACCTTGTCGGTCATGCCCTTCCATTCGTCTGGCAGTTCGAATGGCACGCACACGCCGATCCACTCGCCGTTGTCGATCTTTACACCGATCATCTGGCGATAGGTTGACTTGTCGGCAGGTGGGGCGAGGTTGGCCTTGCCGTCGTCCACCCTAAAGATGCCTTTGGCCTTATCAGGCTCCACGCCCAGCTTCATGGCGTCATCTTCTGAGACGCGGTTGATGACGCGGGCGGCACGGGCTGCACCGATCAGTGAGCCTGCGCCACGCACGCTGTCGATGCTGGCATCCTCGCCGTTGCCTTTGCGGATGTGATGCACCAAGCCGATGGCAGACTTTGTCTCGTCAGCCACGCGCCTTATTTCCGACACAATGGCGTTGACTGCCATATTATCGTTTTCGTTGATGTTATGAGCGCCGACGAAGGGGTCGATGAAGACGCAGCCGATCTGCTTTTCAGGTATCTTCTTGCAAAGGTATTCGACCAGCTTTGTGTTTGGCAGGACGCCGTCGCGGGTCTGGATGCCAAACTTCAAGCTGAAGTTTCGACCAGCGTTCACAAACAGGCGTCCCTGCACCTCGTCTGACTTGATGCCGTAATGACGCATTGCCGACAGAACGCGGCGTTGAATTTCCTCCAAGGGGTCTTCAAGGTTCACGATCCAGACGTTGGTGCGCTCTTTGACCTCTTCGCCCAGCAGCGGGCGACCTGTGACGATGGCCAACGCCTCGACGATCTGGAGCGATGTTTTGCCGATGCCGCCTGCGGATGCCAGCACACTTACAAAGGATCGCAGGTAGTGATGAGCATAAATCCACTTGCGCGGTTCGATGCTGGCCTCGTCGAACATGTCGTAGAGGCTGGGCCAATCAGGAGCCGCGTCAGGCGCGTCTGTGGCGGCGTCTGGGATATCCGGCGGCGCTGCATCATCTTCGGCTGTCGTCGCGCTGGCAGGTGCCTCTGACGCAGCGGTCGGGGCGATGTAGTCGAAGTCATCTAGGCCGTTCTCTGGCATCTCAATCTTGGGCGGGTTGATCTCGGCCCCATAAGCCCGCACGGCGGCGTCAAAATCGCCCTGATGCTCATAGTGAACCAGCAGGTCAAAGGCATCACCCCAAACGTAGGCGTGTTCTCCCAGCGACTTCGGCTTGCCTACGCCAGCGGCTGCGTCTGAGCCTGAGAGGCTGACCCAGTGCGTGCCGAAGTTCTCGGTCGCGTAGCTTGGGCCTGTCTGATAGCGGGAGCGGTAATGCTGGGATGCACCTTTGCGGTCGTATTGATACCGGGCCAAAAGGTCTTCGATGCTGTGATCAGCGTTAAAGGCATCGACCGGGCTGACCTGATCTGGAAACTTCTGCCTCCGCTCTGCGCGTTGACGTTCACGTTCAGCCCGCGCCTTTTCGGCCTGTTCTGCGGCCAGACGGCGCTGTTCCGCCTTCCGGGTCAACTCCTGCATGATCGGGCTGTCGGCGTCGAGGCGCAGCGGTTTGCCTCGCAGGATGCGGTGCTGGTAGAACAGCGGCATCAGGTCAGGCCCGCGCTTGGCGATAGGCACGTTGGGCAGGTAGATCGGCTGGCCGCAGCGTGCCAGCGCGCCGTCAGGGTGGACGCCGTGGATGTGCAAAAGATCAAAGAAGGCTGTCTGCACCTCTTCATATTCGGCCCCGGTGATGACGCCTGCCAGCGGCACGATGGCGCGCCATTTGCGGTTTTCCAGAGATGCGCCGGATGATGAGTAGATCAGCACGCCCACATCTCCGCAGACCGCCTGCACGGCCTCTTGCACGTCCTCCAGCGATGGGTTGCCACGGTCCACATCGATGGCCAGCGCACGATACGAGCCACGCTCACGCTGGGATTCGTGGGAGCGTGCGTCGTGCGCCCGGTAGGTTGACGGAATAAAGAAATCAGCGTCGATCTTTTCTTTGGCCTGCGGGGTTTGCACCAGCTTGACGATCTCGTTCCAGCTAATGCCGGGATAGGTCTCGCTGGGCCTGTCGATGAGCGTAAAGAATGAACCGGGTGCGGTCATGAAGCGGACATCAGACATATGCGATGTCCTTGTAATAGGCGTTGATCGCCTGTATTCTTTGCATTGGAAGGCTCCTCTCTCGCTTCCGTTATTTTGACCCCGGCGGGCGGCTCTCCTGCCGGGGTTCTTCTTTATGTCACCAAGGAATATCGTCGGACAATTCTTCTTTGATGCTTTGCCGCTTTTGTTCGTCCAGAGCCTTGGTCTCAAAGGGATCATCATTGCTTTCGACGGTGTCGAAATCGTCCAGCCCGTTGCCGCCGTAGACAGCTTCTGTGACTTGGCATGTGTCTAGGAGAAGGCTGATGCCTCCTTTGCCGTTGGGGTCTACCACAGGCGCTGCATACACGCGCACGACGCCCTTGGAGCCGCCCCATATCGCCAAGTTAGCCAATGGCTCCTTCTGCCCATCAATCACGACAGGCGCAGCGTTGGCGGTGCCGTCACGGCGCACGCCGTTGCGCTTGGTGGCGAAGGTCACTGTTCCCGTCTCATCGTTCTTGCTCATTCCGAAGACTGTCTCGAACTTGGGCAGGGTGGTGTTGCGCTGGCGGCATGCGTTGTAGTGCGCGACAGCTTGGTCATAGATTTCTTTGGCCTGTGCCTTTGGCATTTCGACCGATACCGACCATGAAGCGCCCATTGCCGTAGGCGCGCAGGCCTCGGACTTTTTGATCGCTGGGTTGTAGCGATAGGTCTGGTTCAGGCGGGGCCATTGCAGCGTTCCGCGTAAAATGACCTTCAGGAAGTCGATGCTGTTAGATGCCATTGGTTTTCTCCTCTCTGGCGGTAGTTTTAGAAGTCGACGGTTTCATCAAACACGTCAGCTTCAGGCTCTGCGGTCTGCCAACGCGGCAGGTCCACATGGTTAATCAAAGGCCAACCTGTCGGGAAGAGGTTTGACGCCTCGGCCCGTGATATTTTTTCGAGGGTGGCGGTGACGCGGGCATCTGCAACGGCAAGATAGCCTTCTGTCAGGGCGTGCAGGCCGACAGCGTATGGTGGTTCCTTCTCGACGGCCACAAAGACAAAGGTTGTCGCCATATACCCGGCCTGTTGAAGGCACCTTAGGTAATAGGACGCCTGCAAATCGTAATTGTAGTTGCGGATTTCTCGGGGAAAGCCTTCGGGCGAGGCGTCTCTCGTTGTCTTAATGTCAAACACGATGCCAGACCCTACCAAGTAGCCGTCTGGCCTGCACTTCATCTTGACGCCTGTGAGGTAGTCTTCAGCAAAGAAGCTACCCTCTGCGACAAAGCTGGGATCGGCGATCCAGCCCTTGACGACTTCGTGATTGATGACGGGAGCCGCGATGGCCTGCGCCAGATCATAGTCGCTTTCGGTGAGAAGGATTTTCCCGTCGATGTCGGCGGCAAGCTTATCAACCTTCCACTTGTTTCCCCGGCGATCTTCGGGGCCACGAATCACAAGATTCTTCTCAGGCTCCAAAATCAGCGCATGCACGGCGGTTCCCAATGCAAAGGCGCTGCTGTCTTTCCAGACCTTGCCCTTCCAATGTGCCAGCGACTTGCCTGCGACGGCTTTGACATCGCTGCTGCTGATTTCGGGCCTTGCGTGATAGGCCTCGTTGGTCATGTTTAGGATCATTTTTTCACCACAGGTAATCCTGTCCATAAAGTTTTTCGCTGATTGCGCTGCGGCTTCAATTTCCAGAAGCCTTTCGTTCAGTGGCTTTTCATTTGCCATTGATGGAACTCAGCAATTTATCAAACGCGGCTTTGACCACTTGATCAGGGTCGTAGGGACCAAAGCAGGATTGATATTTCTGATTGGCTGAACTTGCGATGTCTTGCATGACATCCAATGTCCAAACGTCATTTGATGGCTCAAGGACGCTTATGTATTCGCCTTCTGCTAAATCAGTTTCCACCAGCCCAAAACCAGCGATCATGTATCCATCTGGCAGTAGCACTGATGCAATTTCTGTTAGTTCATCCAGAGCCTGACGCAGTGCTTTTCGCTTTTTGACAGCGGTTTTGAAATTGCCAACATTCTTCTCTGTCATTTCTTCCTCCATCCATACAAGGCGATCAGGGCCGCCTCTGCCCGTCCGTCGTCTTTGACCCGCGCCCACTGGTCGGAGGCGTCGGGGAAGTATTGGCTGGCCAGCGCGCGGCTGGCGTTCTTGTCGGTGGATAGCCGCATGGTTTTCTTCCACGCGGACGGATCGACCTCAAACGTCGGCACGCCCGCGAAGAACAGGCAGGCCTTCAGTTCACCGTATGCCTGCGCGATGGTGACGGCGTTTTTGATGCCGATCATGCGTGGGAAGAACGGGCGTTCAAGCCAAGCGCACTTCACCGCCCCGATGTGCGAGATTAGCGCACGCTTTTCGTCGAGGGTGCCGGGCATGTCGTATGTCGTGACCTGCATGTCGTCGCAGTCGAGCAGTGCGAAGGCTCCGCTCTTGCCGGGGTCGATGCCGAGGATCAGGGTCATACTTCCTCCACTGCGGCTTCACCGCCCAGCGCCAGATACCCGCAGCCATCAATCCAGTTGTCGATGTGCTTGGGGTTCGACTTAGCCCGCGCCAGCTTCATGAGCGTCATCATCACGGCCACGTCGTGCGGCTTGATGTTGCGGTTCAGATGGGCCGACCAGTACGCTGCGATGAGGCCGAAGTTGTCTTCGGCAGACCCGTGCGTGGCCGCGCGGTCAACCATGATGAACTCTTTGGCCGTGTCCAAGATTTTGGCGCGGTTCATTTAGACACCCATTCCTGCTCAAAGCGCAGGTCTTCGATCCCGGTGATGTCGGCAAGGCGGTGGCGATATACGGCTGACGGCACCACGCGGCCTGTCATCCAGCGCGAAAGGCTGGACGATGCCACTGGCACCTTTTTTGCGAGCCAGCCAAGTTTGCGCCCGTCTTGCGCGCACCATAGCCGGATTTGAGTTTGAGCCATCATTGGCGCTCTCCTGTGTTTCGGTGGCTTAGGCTTATGGTGTAAAAAAAGTTGCGTCAAGCGCATTTTTTTGTTGTATGGGTTGGTGCATCGTGTAGGATGTCAGTACGAACTAGCAAACAAGGATGACACAGATGACCAACCTTCCCGCAGCCTACGCAAACCTCTACGGTTACACCGACGTTTTTCCCTACGAAGTCG